GTTATCAAGGGATCCCTGGAGTGGATGTTGGTCAAGATGACACGCCGCCTGAGTATCCCTTTTGCCAGACCCAAGAAAGTTTGTCTGGCCATGTAATTGAGATGGACGATACAAAAGGTTCAGAGAGACTTCTTATCAAACATGCAAGTGGCGCTGGTGTCGAGATGAGGGCTGACGGAACGGTAATTGTAACAACCCAACGAAATCAGATAACTGTTGTCAATGGCTCACAAACTGTGTATGTTGAAGGTGATGCTAAAATGAGATATGACAACTTAACCGTTGAAGTCGCTGGTGACTATAACCTAAATGTTAAAGGCAATATTAATACAACAGCTGGTGGAGATATTTCAACTGCATCTGTTCACACCACTGAAGTGACAGAAGGTAACAAGAGTTCAAAGGTCATGGGCAATGTGTCCGAGACAGTTATTGGATCCAAAGCTGCTATGGTGATGGAGGAAGTAAATGATATCGTCAAGGGTGAACGAACCATTGCTTCTGGCTCTGGATTGACAATGGCCTCGACAGGGATATTAAAATTATCAAGCGAAGATAAAATTATTGGAAGTGCTGGAGCGACTGTACAGTTAGCAGCTCCTAAGATCAATGTGTTGGGAGCTTCAGGTACGATCGGGGGCGAAGAAGTAGTGCACTATGGCAGCACATACCATGGGGATCTGAATGGATTAGCATTAGAAGCTTCCCAATCATATCACCAAACCTATCCAGATGCAGATACTCCCAACGGATCTGCTGGGAGTGTTGGTTCACCAAACTGGTCTGATCCTACAAACAATAAGACAACTTTCCAACCAACAACAGCTGCTATGACTTCTCTTGGCGCGTCCAGCATATACGGAGTTAATGACATCCAAATAGATTTAGACGACCATTTAAAAAATGCGATTGACCAAACAACTAATACTAACGGTAAAGCAAAATCGCCTCAGTCCACTATGCAAGTTAGATCATCTTTAAAAGATCCAGGAAACCTGACAAACAAACACTACCTTGCCAATGCGGTTGCAGATGGGAAGCTCAGCGCCAAATATACACAGACAGCCCCTGGTGGAGTTGGTCGTACAGTGAATAGCGAGCCAACAGCAACAAGAATCTATTCAACGGTGCAATAATGGTTAATCGCTCAACATACGATCAGAAGATCAAACCATCGACTAGCCAGAAAACTATTCTGGTTGATCCTTTATATAACCCCGAGCTTCAATCTACTATATCTGCAAGAACTGAATTAGCAAATGGTATAACCATGGCAACTTTTTTAGGTGGTAGAGGAGATGGGACCACTCTTAATCATTTCACCGATCCGGTCCAGCGCGGACAAGTAGCGAGAAACTTGTACATGCAAGCCTATGCTATGAGTACAATCAGAGATTCCCAAAGGTTTGCAAACTATAGATTGATAGTAGATGAGGGATTGTATAAACCAGGACCAACAGAAATTGTTACTCCTGGATCAATAAACGATCTTGCACAGACAGGTAGAGCAATAGCGTATAAAATATTCAACTCTGCTGGTGTAGAAGATTTATCCACTTTGTTTGATGTCGCCATATATTGGAAAGATTTTATTTTATTTGAGAAGTTGATCTGTGATTACGACATTTATAATCCAGACGGTAGCCTTGATTTCCAATTGATTCTGGTTATGCCAGAAATTTCAACAGATTGGTCTGGATCATTTACTAAAAAACTAGAAACAAATTATAATGGTAACTCTCAGACTACTGGTGAGTTGATTGAAGTATTGAGTTAAAAACCATATAAATAAAGTTAAAGTTTAGGAATAATTATGGCAACCAGAAGTCTATCATATGAGGACGGCAACCTCAACACCACTAGTGTTGTTGGTTCAAGAAGCAAAAGATATGTCGATATCGATTTGTCTTTTGCCGCGAGACCTGATAGAGATGTCTACAAAAAGACTGACGCTGGTGCTGTCAAGCAGGCTGTTAAAAATCTTTTGTTAACAGGTAAAAATGAAAAACCTTTTGCAGAGAACTTTGGTGGGGGGTTTGGTAATATTTTATTTGAACTTGCAGATGAAGACGCAGAAGAAGAACTTGAATTGGTTATAGAAAATGCTTTTGACATATATGAGCCTAGAGCTAAACTTCAAAGTCTAAACGTGACTCAAAAACCAAATAAAAATGAAATAGCAGTACAGATTATCTTTAGAGTTGTCAATACTCAGGAAGTAGTCACGCTGGATACAACTCTATCGAGGGTAAGATAAATGGCCACATCCATCCAATCTACAAAATTAGATTTTGATCAAATCAAAGCTTCATTAAAAACTTATTTTGCCCAGAAAAGTGAGTTCGCAGATTATGATTTTGAAGCATCAGGATTAAATAATATTCTGGATGTGTTAGCGTATAATACACACTACAATGCTCTAACAGCTAACTTTGCACTTAATGAAGCGTTTCTTAACACAGCGCAATTACGAAGTTCTGTAATTAGCCATGCCGCTACTCTAGGATACGAACCACGATCTATCACAACTTCTTCAACTAGTGTAAATTTATCTTTGAACTTGGCAGGTGTGGCTGGGCGACCATCAGTGATAACACTTCCCGCATTTACTTCTTTTTCTTCTAAAGTAGGAGAGCAAACATTTACCTTCCAAACTTTAATTGATTACCTGGCAACTGATGATGGAACTGGTTTGTACAATTTTACCACATCTGAGGGCGGCACTGGTTTAACTTTATCAGAAGGTTCAAAACTTACTAAAACTTTTTATGTTGGTGAAGTGGGCGAGCGACAGCTATATGTTATCCCCGATGCTAATATGGATACTTCCACAGCTATAGTAAAAGTATATGAAACAACATCCACATCAGCGTTTACGACTTACTCTAAGTTATCAGAAGCTACTAGTGTCACTGGAAACTCAACTCTATTTCAAATTACAGAAGCTCCAAATGGTTTTTACGAGTTAAACTTTGGCGATGGTATTTCTTTTGGTAAAGCTCCACCAACCGGAGGAAAGATTACTGTAGAGTATGTTGCAACTGCAGGTGCTGACGCAAATGGTGCATTCTTATTCACTCCTGCTTCGCAAGTTCAAGTAAACGGAGTAGGATACACTCTATCTGTTACTACATTGGCAAGCAGTAATGGAGGCGCACCTGCACAAAGTATTGAGTCTATTCGATCAAATGCTCCTATTGCATTTGCTGCGCAACAAAGGTTGGTAACAGCAGAAGATTACAAAGCAATCATTCTAAAAAGATTTGCGGCTGTAACAGATTGTGCAGCTTGGGGAGGTGAAGATAATATTCCAGCAAACTATGGCAGTACATATGTCAGTTTGGTTTTTGCAGATGGATATACTGAAGCGCAAAAAACTATGGTCAAAGATAATATACGGAACAACCTGACAGATAATTTGTCAGTGATATCTATTGACACTGTCTTTTCTGATCCTGTAACAACTTATCTAACACTTGCTCTCACATTCAACTTCAATCCAGCTTTAACAGGAACAACAATCAAAGCTACAGAAAATTCAGTCATTGCGGCTGTTAAAACTTATTTTGAAGACAACTTGAAAAAATTTGGAGGTGTGTTTAGGCGATCTAATCTTCTCGCAGAGATAGATAATATTTATCCTGCTATTCTAAACTCACAAGCTATTGTAAAGCTTCAACAGCGATTTAGTCCAACCCTTAATGTTTCTACATCATATAACATCGTTTTCCCAGTTGCCTTACAATCAGCTGATGATGTTAATACCATTATTGAAACATCCACATTTATTTTTAACAACAGAATTTGTTCTATTAAAAATAAATTGAACTCTACGACTCTGCAAGTGGTTAATGCATCTGCTGGCATCGAGGTAGACAATGTTGGGGAATATGTCCCCGAGCTTGGAACTCTATCACTTACAGGTTTTAATCCTACAAGTATTACAGCTGGTGAGGATTTCTTGAAAATCTCTGCCTTGCCTGCCAACACTTCTACAATTGTTCCGCTAAGAAACTATGTTTTAGATATAGATGAAGAACCCACATTTGCAAGTGGTGTCATCGATAGGCAAACTCAAACCACATCATTAGGATCTGGTGCTACTACTGTAAGTTCTAGTTCTACTTCTAGTTCCTCGAGCTCTTATTAGGATTAGAGAATGCAAGAAATAGTTGAAATAGGTCGGTATAACCACAGTTTGAGGAGAAATGCTGTCGTCGAGGTGCTGCCCGAGTACTTCGTAACAGACTATCCAAACCTAGTAGCTTTTCTAGAAAGCTATTATGATAATCTAGATTCAGATGAGACTATTTCATATTTGGATGAGTTGTTTGGTCTTCGAGACATCGAAAGAGCTACTGTAACTCAGTTGGACCTTATTTTTGAAGAAATAGCTTCAGGAGCATCAAGAGAATATTTTAAAGACCCTAGAGAAGTTTTAAGAAACTTTGCTCAATTTTATAGAGTCAAAGGCACAAGATTTGCAGCAGAAGGTTTTTTCAGATCGTTCTTCTCAGAGAATGTTGAGATTGAATTTCCTAAAAATAATTTGTTTATTCTGAACGAACCTAATTCAGAAATTGGTACTGAATCTTTAAGATATATTCAAAACGGTGCTCTATATCAAATCTTTTCTGTATTGTTGAAAACTTCTATTC